CACCAAGTGTTCATCGTGAACACCACCAAGCAACGCAGCAGCAGCGCCCCCGTGTTTCAGACCGCCGACCCATTGGACACTGTAGCACTGCAGCAGTTCGCCGCATGGGTTGCCGACTGCCTGGCGAAACACTGAAATTTTGGTAAATCCGACAGGGGGCAGTATTTTGCCCCTAGTACGGGTGTACCCGCCCCGCCGTACCAAAAAAGTACCTTCTTCCTAACCTACAAAGTGTTACCCAAGCGAGATAAATATTACGGGTCCCCCATATACAAAAAAATCGCCCAGAAATTTTTTACCCCCATAGTTGAATCATGAAAGACTACGATGGATATCTGAATAGACAAGCAGAAGTCCTTAACGAGTTTGACGACTTCTGTGAGCAATTTGAGAAACGCGCCGCCGAGCAATTTAAGAACCCTACGAAACAAGATGAAAGATTTGAACTCCTCCGAGAAATCGCTGAACCTGGAACAAGTGCTGGAGATAGCCTTCCAGGAGATACGGGATCTGAAAGCTGAAGTCGAGCGACTAAAGCATCCAAATCTCATGTATAGACGCCCAGGTGCGAGCAAGCATGAGAAGATTACAAGTTACTTGGATGATGTAGATGCCCGCTTAAAAAATTTAGAATATTCTGATAAGTAATGGCAATCCTCATACCTAGTGGGACATCATTTACACTCGGAAGTGGACCTGGATGGCGTATGTTGCCTCCTCCAGGTCCTTTTGTGCTACCCGACATGAAGCGAGAGGGTGTGAACCTGAATATCTACGAGACATTAGGTGTTATCAATGTCACGGCACAGGCAAACTTGATATGTCCTGGAGGAACCCCAGGTCCATCGCAACCTAGCCCTGAACTTATCACAGGTATTTCGATAGCACCCAAGCCGCCAGGCTGCATAGTGCTGAAAGGTGGTGTGCCTACCATCCCAGAGATGTTGCCAGGCACTGATGCTGTTGCGATGCAAAGTATCAATGTAGCACCTGGAGTCACCACACTTGTATTGCCAGTCCCTCTCATTGGCAATTACACGGAGAAGTACATGTATGATATGGAGGCAGGTTTTGTGGAATGCTACAAAGGTAGTGCAGTGCCTATCATCAGGGACAATGCGAGGCATGTATCATTCAATGGTGGTATTGGAATTCAGAACCCATATAAGCGTGATCAGAAGTTAAAGAGGATTGGTGGATCGGGAAGGCTCTCTGCGGCTATTGCAAGTGCTGAAGGTAGGGAGTTTATAGGACCACCTGTACATGATACAGCACAGAGGGGTAGTAACTATGTGTATGCATATAAACCGTCTCTTATAAAAACTCTGCGGTTTCATTACGAGATTACTGTTACGAGTACATGTCCACCATACATCTGGAAGTTCCCTGCATACATTGATGTAGATAACAACTGGCAAAATCATGGTAAGCGTACTAAATATCGTTTGAGACAACAAGTAGAAGCGAGACCAGGATAATGGCAGCAGGAAGTGGCATGAGTCGATTGAAGGATTTAGAGAGTGGTCACAATTGTTGGCCACCTGTTCCTGTCGTTACAGGGTCTCCTAATGTATATGTGAATAAGATTCTAGCAATTAAAGAAGGAGACACTACTGCAATTCATGTATGTGGCAATAACCCACCACATGCTGACACATGCGTTAAAGGGTCTATAAGGGTCAGAGTCAATAAGAAAGGTGCCATGCGTATCGGAGACTTGTTATCGTTCGGTGCGGTCATGACAGAAGGGTCTCATACAGTGTTGGCAGGTGCATGAATCTGTGGTATAATATTATCAGTTCATTAATGATCAATGGCAAAGGTTAAAAAGTCTCTTCTTGGACAACAGTTTATTGAGTCCCAACCGAAGAATACTCGTCAGGGTAACGGAAGGAACACCAAGTATGCAGCAACATCCCGTAACAAAGCAAAGAAGCGTTATCGGGGTCAAGGTAAGTGAATCTAATTTGCAATCTTCCTGCTCAAAAGGTGTGGGTTCGTAAAGAATACTTACGAGACCATCAAGATGGACATGGGGAGTTTGTAGAGGGCGTCTGGGTATGTGCTAAAAGCATACCTGGGCGTGCTTTTTACTTTGAGACGTACTTGCCTACCTATGGTGCAATGTATGACAAGCTTCCTATCAGTGCATTCGTAAGATCACCTCAAACTCCAGACGTAGACATGAGTTTGGAGAATCTACAATTCTGGAATTGTATGGATTATGGGGTAGCATGTATGAGTAAAGGATTTGTCGCATCCATGGACTGTGAAGTCTACACACGAGATCATGGATTGATGCGAGGACAGTATCTGTTTACACTAGATAACTATCATGCAAACATTGACGTTATAGATAATAATGTGAGTGAGGTGCCACAAGAGCACAAGTCGCATAATTGCATCGCTTTAAACAACGGTCAGTATGCACTATATCCTAACAATAGAATGCGCTTGTATGACCTCTCTATAACCCCACAGGACCCTCAATTCCCTGACTTTAAGGTATCTACCATAGAATACCAAGTAGAGGCAGGAATTGACTGGGGACGACTTGGGGACACTGATGACTACTTCTGGCAAACACCAAAGGAGAAAGAAAATGGGTAATTCACCTACCGACAAAAGTAAAGATTTTATCAAGTCTGGAATGACCCTGATCACCCAGGTTGACTCCGACAAGTACCTGAAAAAGTTGAAGAAGGAAGATCAGAAAAAGGACCATAAATAAACAATAAATTGTCTTATTGTGCCTAGTCAACAGTCTTTTAAAGATTTAAAGGTCACCTTCAAGCCTCATCCTGTGACTGGGGATTTGATGGTGACCAAAGATGACGCTGCTATCAAGCAGGCAGTTATCAATCTGATTATGACTGAACCTGGCGAACGACCTTTTGAACCGAATCTAGGGTCTTCTATTTCAGGATTGTTATTTGAAACACTTGATTATGCTACGGCAGCATCAGTTGATAATGAGATTAGAAGAACCCTAGATCGGTACGAACCACGTATTATCGTTGAAGGTCTGGATGTAGAACCTAGTTTTGAAGACAATGCATTCAATGTGCATCTATCGTTTAGAATTATTGGTCGCCAAGATTCTCCACCAGTAGATGTTAACTTCCTCCTCCAGAGAACTCAATGAAGTACATTCAGGTAAATAATCTAGATTTCCAGGATATTAAGACTGCGCTCAAAGATTACTTGCGAGCGCAGACTGATTTTACTGATTTTGATTTTGAAGGTTCTGTCTGGAGTAACCTGCTAGATGTTCTAGCATATAATACGTATTACACCGCGTTCAATACGAACATGGTGGTAAACGAGATGTTTTTGGAGTCTGCTACACTCCGAGATAACGTAGTATCACTTGCAAAGCAACTTGGATATAAACCAAAGTCTGTTGTATCTCCGCAGGCAACGGTAAATTTCCAAGTCAACTTTACAGGAACTTACCCTTCTACGATCACTTTGAAGAAGGGCACGGGATTCGTCACGTCATTTGACGATAAAATCTATCGCTTTGTCACTATTGATGACCAGAAAGTGGGTGTCATCAACGGACAGGCGGTATTTGAGAACGTTGATTTGTACGAAGGTTCCGTAATTACGGAGACTTTTACTCGTAATACCTCATTAACCAATCAAAGATTTGCGCTAGGTAACCCAAATGCTGACACCAGCACACTTCGTGTCAAGGTTTTCCCAGTAGAAGGCGCAACATCATTCAGATATCTCAATCAAATCAATAATATCATTGACATTGGCGCGTCTGATGGCATCTTCTATGTTGACGAGACTCTGGATGAGAGATATGAGTTATTCTTTGGAGATAACGTAATTGGCAAAGCACTAGAGAATAATGAGTTTGTTGAGGTCTCTTATCTAGTGTCATCTGGTTCTGCTGCTAATGGTGCTGCTGTATTTACGTTCAGTGGCGTTCTAGTGGATGATGCTGGTATCTCTTACCCAAATACTATCAGCAACGTTGTAACCCTTTCTAGCGCCAATGGTGGTGCTGACATTGAATCAATTGATAAGATCAAGTTCAATGCTCCTAAACTATATGCCACCCAGAACAGAGCGGTGACTGCGGGAGACTATGGTGCAATCATCAGACAGATCTACCCTGCAGTATCTGATATCATTACTTACGGAGGAGAAGAGGAAAGATATCCTGAATTTGGTAAAGTGAAGATCGTCATCAAACCAGAGAGCGGAGCTACACTCTCTAGTGTGACGAAGAAACAAATTATTGAAAAGTTGAAAGACTATGCTGTTGCGTCAGTCACTCCAGAAATCAAGGATCCTTCTATCCTTTATCTAGAGTTGGATAGCAAAGTAAACTTCAGCACAAGAGTTACTAATCAGTTCCCTGACGATATCAAGTTCAAAGTCACTAATGGAGTAGAACAGTATACTAAACTCTCTGGCACTGAAAAATTCAATGGTAAGTTTAGATATAGTAAGTATGTTGGTGTAATTGATAATGCAGATCCATCCATTACATCTAACAGCACTACTGTATTGATGAGAAAGGATTTCTATCCACAGATCAATACTTCTACTTACTACGAACTCTGTTTCCAGAATTCATTCAAACTGTCTTGTCCAGAGGACGGACCTGTTGTTATGTCAACAGGTTTCAAGGTTACTGCCTATCCTAACTTTGTCGTTTACTTTGAGGACAGGGATGGCAAAATCGTCCTATATAGATTGGATCCTGGAACAGGTGAGAAGATTGTCCTGAACGACAATATTGGTGATGTTGATTATGAAGAAGGTGAAATCAAACTGTATGATGTAACCATTTTGCAGGGAACCTTCTTTGACAATAGAATCTCGGTTCGAGTGATCCCTCGTAATAACGACATTAACGCATCTAGACACATGTATCTTGATCTAGATGTTGCCAATAGCAAGTTCGCGGTATATCCAGAGTAATTAGATGAGTACACAGATTTCGGCTCTAATCGAAGATCAGCTTCCTGGGTTTATTGTTTCTGAATACGAAAATTTTTCGGCAGTTTTAGGAGCATACTACCGACAGCAAGAGTCTGTTGGACAACCTCTTGATATTATTCACAATATCACGAAGTATCGTGATATCGATTTTTATGAGAAGAATTTACTAAAAGAGTCTACTACAGTTGCTTTGACTGTAAATGCGTCTGCTACGACTCTTGTAGTTGCTGATGCCACCGCATTTCCAAAAAGAAACGGATATATCAGAGTTGGCACCGAAATCTGTTTTTATAAAGAGAGAACAGACACAGAATTTTTAGATGTCTCTAGAGGAGTAAGTGGAACGACCATTCTCGGAGACTTACACAATGAGTCTACATTCGTCTCTACAGAGGCAGTAGACCATTATGTTGGGGAAGATGTACACAACTTGAGTCATCTGTTCTTGTATGCCTTTGTGAGAGCATTTGAGCGTGAGTACCTAGTTGACTTCCCAGAAGCATACTTAAAAGGCGATGTAGATAAGCGACTCCTAATTAAGAATATTGGAGACTTCTACAAAACCAAGGGTGGTGATAAGTCTATCAGATTCATCTTCAATACTATTGTATCGAAGAGTGCTGACGACATTCCTACCACATATTATCCAAAAGATCATACCGTAAAGGTATCGGAGTCTGACTGGTCCGCTGCATTTGCGGTACAAGCAATTATTTTGAGTGGAGATGCCAATGATTTGATTGGCAAGACGATTATTCAACAAGCAGATAAGAATTCTGTCAATTCTCCTTACGCATCTGCCAATGTTGAGAATGTCATTCAAATTGGTAGAGTAGGTGACTATGGTCTATTCAACCTGATCATCGACCCAGTTTCTGTAAACGGTGATTTCGCAATCCCCCAAAAGACAGTGCTGGACAGGGTTTTGGGCACCTCGCTTACCACTGGTGATACAGTTACTGTAGACTCCACCATGGGTTGGAGTGGTCAGGAAGGATTCATACAAATCAATGGAGAGATCATTGAGTATGAAGGAAAGACCGCTAGGCAGTTCACTATTAAAGAACGTGGAACTATCACCAGAATTCATAATGTCGGTGATATTGTAACTAGTTACTCTAATGTAAGAAGTGACAATGTTAGTTTACTGTTATATGGCATCCTAACAAAGCTTTCTCCCGATCAAGTATACGCTTACTCCCAAAAGGGAGACAAGATTCAAATCTCCAAACCTGGATTTGAAACTAGAGATACTATCATCTATGATGAAGGATCTAGAAATGTAAGATGGAAAGTTAATACTACAGGTGCTTATCCTTCTGTTCCTCTCAATCCTGGTGTAGGTCTTCCTCTACAAAAATATCTGGCAGATGTTGGTGCGATCTATCAAGATGATCAATATTACTATATTGCCACTTCTTCATATCCATCTACACCAATTCTTACTGGTCAGGATCAACCTAACCTAGTTGATGCCAATCAACTTAAACTTATTCCCAAAACCACTAGTACGACCACCGAAGTATACAAAACACCATTTAGAGACATCGGTGTGTTTGTAGATGGTAGTATTGCTTTTGGATATAAGAGTGAGGATCAGATTGCGTATGGCAACATCCAATCTTACACATTGACCTCTAGAGGTTCTGGATACTCAAAACCACCATTTGTTTTGATCAATGGCGAAGAAAAGATCGCTTTATCAACTTTGGTCGGTGATACAGTAAACTCTGTATTTACTAGACTCGATAAAAATTATACTGCAGATCCTCTAGTAGAAATTGTTAGTGGACGATATGGCAAAGCAGAAGCAGTTGTCACATCGGGAGAAATCACAAGTTTACGTTTGATTGATGCTGGCGAGTATTACTCTGCACCTCCAGTAGTCGTGATTACCGACTTGGCAGGTAAAGGTAGATTTGCAGAATACAGAGCTGTCGTTAACACGCAGGGTAAAATTACTGGATTTAATAAAATTGATGGTGGTAAATTCTACACTCAAGCGAATGTAAGGGTAGAACTTGTAGAAGAAGCAAGGAACAATCCTGCCACTGCAACTGCCACAATTTACCGTTGGGTAAAGAACCGATTTTTTAATAATTCTAATTTCATAGATGATAATGGAGGTCTTGCAATAAAAGACCTCATAGAAAATGAATTTTACTATGGAGTGGTCGCAAACCCAAAACGTTTGCGTTTTAGACTAGGAGACAATTTAACACCAACTCAATTACAAGAGACTCCTACTTTAACACACTCACCTATTCTAGGATATGCTTATGACGGCAATCCTATCTATGGTCCTTATGGTTTTAGCAACCCACTATCTGATCAATCCTCTATTACAAGGATGAATAGTGGTTATCAGCTTAAGAGTGAGAGAACTGATGGTCCTGTTGACGCTCCATATGATATGGGCACCTTTGTTGATGACTACGAATGGATTGCTACTGTTGATACAGGTAAGACTCGTCTTGATATTAACAATGGTAGATTTTGTGTAACACCAGAATATCCACAGGGAACCTATGCATACTTTATTACTATTGATGCTAGCAATACTCCTGTATATCCTTACATCCTCGGAGAGAACTTTTATTCTCTACCAGTAAGATCTAACTACGAAAGTAAGGTAACTCAACAATCCATTCCTTCTGCATCAAAACGTCTGTTCATTCCAGGAACATTGAAGAATGGATCTGGAGAAATTGCTTTTGTCGATGCAGTAAGCACTGGATCTGTTAATAGTGTAACTATCGAAGATTCTCAACCAACATTCCAAGTTGGGTCTAGAATTTATGTAGACGACAATGGCACTGGTGGATCTGGTGCTTCTGGTATTGTTGCTTCTACTTTTGGAAAATCTGTCACTAGTATTGAGTCTAGAGAGACTAAAGCAACCTTACTGACGACTCTTTCAGATTTCTATGCTTTTGAAAATGATATCATTACACAAGAGACTACTGGTGCAACTGGAGAAGTTATTAGAGATATCAGTGAAGAACTTACAGTCGCTTTAAGAAATGTCACAGGAACTTTCCAACCTGGATATGAGATTAATTCCTCAACTCAAGTAATTAATTTACTCCTGTCACAAAACAGCTCATACACAGCAGGTGCAACTCTTGCTCTTGTTCTGTTTGAAGATCCAACTACAGAAATTGCTACTGGAGAGATCTTAACTCAAACTGTTGAACAAAACGCAGTAAGATTAAAAGTTACAAGTGGTGATTTTAATGATTACCTAGATTATGCAGAAGGAGAAGTAATTCTGAAAAGTTCCGACCTAGGTAACACTGCAGGTTCGGAAATTGTAATTATCAATCAGTTGAGCAGAGGTATTAACATCACTGATGTTGACGAATCGGTTGCTATCTTGTCAACAGAGGAAAATCATGATTTTGGTACTGGTGATATTGTTAACATTACTGTTGATCCAGATCCTGCTACTACAGAGACTACTTATTACGTAACCAAGAAGAAGTTCCAAGAAGCGACCCTAATTCCAAACGAGTATCGTGCAAAGATTGATGATACTGGTATTGGCAAGTCTACTGTACTTGGTTTAGGAAAAGATTACTATGCTGGACAGTATGATGATGTTCCTCTAGTATTTGCCAACTCATCTCTGTCTAGGTCTGACGTTGTTGCAGCAAAAGCATCTGTAACTGTAGAGTCCACTAATTTTGATGACAGCGGCAACATTGGTAATATTCTCATCACTGATGCTGGTGCAAACTATGAGATCGATGATATTTTGACAATTGATCCTACTGCTATTCCAAAAGTAGATGCTGCGGATCTGGATACCGCACCAACTCTAACAATGGTATATATGAATGAGGCGGAAGTTAATTCCTACCTTCAGAAGAGATTCTTTGTTGATGAAGCAGATTATCCAGGTTTGATTGCTGCAATGCCAGAGCTGGGTGCATTCTTCCAGAATGACGCTGGTGGCACTAATCTCATTTATATTTCTAAAGATGATGATAATTTTGCCATCACTTACTTTGTTGCCGATACCGAAGGTGAAGATCTAACTACTTCTGATACTGTCTTTGGATATACGATCACTAGTGTTGATCAATATAGTCCTGCAGGTAGCATTAAGCCACAATTCAGGTTTAATGACGAGAATGGTAATGAAAACCCTGATTATGACATCAGAGTCGGATCTACCTTTACTCTACAACCATTCCCAGGACATGCTGTCCATATTGTATCTGATATAGAATTAGGTCTCAAAGACGATGGTATTGCTCAATATACTATTGATTATACTATTGCTTCTGGTGTTACTAACAGTGGTTCTGTAACAGATACCATTACCTTTGTACCTACAGTTGCTGGTGTATATCAATATGTCTGTGTAACTCACCCAGAAGCAAGGGGAACAATCACTGTGTATCCAGCACCAAGTGCTGCTGGTCCACTAATTAATGTTGATGCTGTTGGTTTTGGTACTGATAGAACAGACCTAAATGTAACAAACACTTTTGCAGCATCTGTTGGTGATCTAGTAACTGTTGGTAGTGAGATTGTTAAAATCACTGCTGTAGATACTGTTAATAAGAATATTTCCGTAGATAGAGCTCAAGAGGGAACCACTAAAGTTAATCATCTTAATGAAAAAGAAATATTCTCGTACTTACCAAATTATAGATTTACACCTGGAACAAGAATTGGCGCTGGTGCTAATTCACCAGTCGTGGTTTCTTATGATCCATCAACCAAAAAACTAATTGTAAACTGGGATTACGACGCAACTGCTCCAGTTCCTCTTACTACAGTATCTTCTGTTGTTGATGACAGCACTCCCGAAAAAATTGTCACTATTGGTAATGTAAGTGATGTTCGTGAGAAACTATTGTTCTCTCTAGACAATAATAGCTTCTTAACTAATCCTATCGTAGACATCCAGAAGTATTACTTCTACAAGTTTGATGTCAGTCATCCTTCGATGCTGAACTCTTACCTTGATATCTCCACCAGTCCAAACTTTAACGTCTTTACCGAAGAGAAAGAGGTTGGTTTGACGGAACCTGGAAATCCTGGAGCATTTGTTAGAATCAGACTTGGTTACGGTGCAAACATTGGAGAACAGGAGAGAAAGGATGTCAACTTCACGAGTTACTACTATTTCTTGACTTCTTCTACAACTGATACCGAGGGATCTTATCTACGTATTATTGACGACCCTCTAGCAGGTAGAAAAGAGGTTGCATATACCACAGACACTAAAGTTGTCTACAAACTTCAAGATGTTCCACAATATGATGGAACTGGCGATATTGCTTATACAGGTAGATCTGTTGGCAAGATCCATTCAATCAAACTTGACAATCTTGGATCTGGATACGAGAAACTACCTACTATCAAGGGTGTAGTTCCTGCAGATGGATATAAAGCGGTTGTTACTGCTGTGAGAGATGCAACTACAAATAAGATTATTTCCATCGATATTGTATCACCTGGTCAACAATATTCCAAACCAGAAGTTGTTGTTTCTTCTGGATTGGGAAGTGGTCTAAAAGCAGTTGCTGATTTGGAAAATGGCAGTGTAACCCAGGTTAGAGTTTTAGAACCTGGCAACTACACAACTACACCATCTATTGAAATTATTGAAACTGATAACAAGCTGTTCTTTAATTCCAATGATATTGGTATTCCACAAAATATCAGTTTTGTTGCAAATGGATCTGGATTCCACACAGATCAAACAATCAAATCAAATTATTATACACCAGATGTTTTTATTCTCGATACCTTTGAATTAGATGCATTTAGACCTGGAGAAACTATTGAACAAAGGGTCAATGGTATTATTGTTGCTCAAGGTGTAATTGCTCCTGATGGTTGGAGAATTGGATCTAATATCATGCGTCTCCAAGATATTGTTGGTGTTTTTAAAGAAGGTCAAACAATTATCGGAAAGAGTAGAAAGAAAACTGCTCGTATCCAAAGAATCAGTAGATCTTCGTTTACCACAGACATTGTAACTAGAGAAAGAACTATTGGCAGATTTACGTCTGACAGAGGAAAAGTAAGTTCTAATAATCAGAGAATTCATGACTCTGATTTCTATCAAGACTATTCATATGTGGTTAGATCCAGAACACCAATCAAGCAATGGCGTGATGTAGTTAAAGACACTACTCACCCCGCAGGATTCAAGATGTTCGGTGAGATCTATCTAGACTCCGAGGGCACATCTGATATGCCATCTGATCAGAAGGCATTTAAGTCCACCATGTATTTGGTTGGTCCCCCTCTTGCAGTATCTTCTCTGTCTACAAAGAGAACTATTCAGCAACAGGTAATCAAAGTACAGGATTCTAGAGTTGCTAGAGGTGAGGGATCTGTTTCTGTATCTGACTTCGATGAAACCCTCACCAGAGTTAGAGAGTTGACTCTATCCCCTGCTTTTGATGGTCGTTACGATCCACAGACTGGATTGAAGATTGGCAATAGACAATTTACTATTATCGATGCTGCAACTGGTAGTGCATACACTCCATATAATGAACAAGAAATCTTGATGACTATTGATGGTGTTGCCCAGAGACCAGGATACTCTTTCAAGGTTGTAGGCAATCAACTCACTTTCTTCGAGGCACCTCTTGGACCAAGAGTCACCGAAGATCAAATAGTTCCTCCCCAGAAAGCATATATCAGGGCATTCAAGTTTAGAGAAAATACAGACAATGCACGTTATCTTAAGCGTCTGAAAAATATCGCAGATTCTTTCGATGGCAGAACTAGAATTTTTGACCTCAACTGGGAAGATGGTAGTGTCGTAAAGACGCAAGTCAATGAAGATCTGTTTGTATATCTCGATGGAGTATTGCAGCAAGGTTCATATGAAATCAGACGATTCTCAAGCCCAAACAAAACAGATCGTATCGCTTTTGATAAAGCACCCAAAAACTACAAAGACCTATACGATGCTGATGCTTTTCCACAAGAACTACAGAATGAGACATATTTCTATGGATTTGGTGTGGGTCTATATGAAAGACTTGGAATCGACAAGAGAATAATCCCATTCACTCAAAATAATCAGTATCTCATCTATGATGCTAACAATAATGTAAGAAACATCGACAATCCATTGTATGTCTATGTTTATGTTGATGGTGTTCTCCAGAGACAGAATCTATCATATAAGATCAATGGTGCTGCAATTACTTTCATGCAACCATTGGAGTATACAGAACAAGCAGATGGATCCTACACATGTGCAAGAGTAGATATTCTTCGCCTATATGGCAAGAATTATCAGTCTACCCTTAATCTCTTTAATTACGAAGCAGATGTCTTCTACAACAGAGCAACTGTGACTTTTGATGGTGCAGGAACCTATGACACATTGTCTTCCTGGTATGTTTTGAATACATCCGACAAGACTATTGTTAAACAAGGCGATAGAGTTTGGGGCGAAATTATCGATCTTCAGTCTGGTTCTGGTAACCAGTTTACTGTTGCACTGAAGTCTCAAAACATTGACTTTATCGCTGGATCTGACATCACATTTGATAGAGGAGATGGCAACCCACTGACAATTACTTTCGCAGACTATTCTATTGCATATACAACAAATGCTGCTGGCGAACGTATTCTAAACAGAGTTGAATCTAACTATATTCCTTTCCTACCTACTGATGATGCATTTGATAGTTATGACTATCGTGGAGAAATCCTGAAAGAGCATCCAAGTCTTCGTAGAGGAGATAAGATTCAAATTGATGGTGAACTATCTTACCGCAACATCTTGAGTTCCCCAATTTTTGCTAAAGCAACTGATTATCGTAAGGGTGGACAAGCATCTGCTAACTTCTTTGCTAAAGTTGCTGCTAGTGATTATAACGGTGATGTTCTAGGAGAAGGTCTATCTGTCACTGCAAATATTGATACTGGTAAGGTTATCTCCTTGGATTGGAATAGAAGAGAACTTACATATTTCTTCAATAATAATATTCTCATCAATCCTACTGCATACAACTATAACAGTCCACCAGTATTGAACTTCATTCCTACTAATGGAGAAGGTGGTGGTGCTAGAGCACAAGTTCTAGTATATGGAGGTCAAATCATCGACATTATCCTGGTCGATGGTGGTTCTGGATATACTGCTCCACCAAGAGTTGTCGTATCTAGAGGATATAACATTGTCCGCGAAAACAATCACCCAGAGTTCTCTGCTGTCAGAACAATCTTTGGTGGTCAAGGCGAAGGATTGAATGCAACTATTCAAACCACATCTTCTGTCATTGATCTATATCAAAGAAATCTTCTCGAACATATTGCTATTCTCCAGTCTCCTAATCCTCTAGGAAGTGGAAGACTAGTAAGCAGAGGAATGCATTTGGTTACTCCTGAAATTGGAATGGGATTCCCATTTGAACAGGATATCGTTTCACGTATTCAGTATGTTGTTGCGACTCAAACCCCATCTGCTGTCGAACAACCAACTTTCGTCAGAATCTTCCTCGAAGAAAATGTTGGACATGGTGAGTTCAGAGCAGACAAGACAAGATACTTTACTTCTGGTGTCCTTGCATTGGATGAGAATCCAAATCTAATCTTTGCTGACTTCTACACCCAAGGCAAGCTAGGTGGTACAGTTGCATCCTTCATGGACTATCTGTATTTGGATGCTGGATATGCAAATGTATCTGGTATCTCTCTTGAGCAACTGGAATTGACTTATACACAGTTTGCTGGTATCAGTGAAGGTGTTGATACTTGGATGGAAAACATGGAATTGAATAACACATCTATAACCAGTGATGGAACACTGTTCAATCCTGGTATTCCATCTATTCAAGAGTTGATGTCTTATCTAGATGCTCCACTGACAACATCATCTACTGTCATCTATATTCCTGATACCACTAACTTCCCAGACAGTGGCAAACTGCTCGTCGGTAAAGAACTTGTAACATATACATCCAAGTTACCTGATCGTTTGATCGGTGTTGCAAGGGGAGTCGATGGCACAACAGCAGAAGCACATTCTGCTGGTCAATTTATCAGGACTATCGGTCTAGAGACAACTCTCTAAAAACACCGTATAAATATAAATAACACAGAAATCCACACCCGTATCTCTTATTTCAATGGCTGCTATTATCTCGGAAAAGTTTAGAATTTTCAATGCGAAGCAGTTCCTAGAGTCTCTAACAGAGGGTTCTAGCGATACTGGTGCTGACAGAAGTCGTATGTACTTCTTTGTCGGCAGACCCCAAGCATGGGACTCGTATTTAGAAGTTTATGCAACAGACGGCGGATCATTCACCGCTGGCAATCAGGTATATGTTGGTGCTGCTCTTGGCAGTGCTACATTCAAGGGAACTATCGTAAAAGTTTGTCCCAATAGCTTACTAATTACTTCGGTTGGTCCTCTTCCAACTGCTGCTCCTGCTTTAGGATCGGCATTGAAAGAGTCCGATGGTTCGGCAGATACGGGTGTTACCGCAACCACGGGTGTTTACAGATATTCTACGGAGAACGTTCCTCCTGTACCCCTTGACAACCAAACCGAGAAATTCAGCGTTTACGACGATATTATTGCAGCGAAGAGAATCACCTCTTCTTATGCACGCTCTGTTGTAAGAAGATACAACTGGGATACAGCAAACAATCCCAAGTTTGACATGTGGAAACCCAACTATTCTGCTACCCCAGCTGGTGGTGGACAGATTGGCGTCTCTACTGCTACGGGTGCGACTGGTATTGGTTCTGCAAAGTTCTATGTAATGAACCAGAACTACGAAGTATTCAAGTGCCTCTACAACGGCGAGAGTCTTGCTAACCCAACTGGTGTTAACGTAGTTCACGAACCCAAGACTACCCCTTCTGCAGGTCTTGGTACATATGCTAATGGCATCTTTACTGCTCCAGATGGTTCTTATATCTGGAAGTATATGTACACCATGCCTACTGATGATGTACTAGCATTCCTCTCTTCTGACTTCATGCCTATTGCGGCAGCAGGAGAAACAAGCAGAGTTGCAACCGAAACTGCTGCTGTTGCTGGTTCTATCAACGTTGCACTAATCAAAGATGCTGGCACTGGTCTTACCAACGGCACCTTCTATGCTCCTATCCTAGGTGATGGTGCTGGTGGTATCGTCAAACTGACTGTTACTGGTGGTGCTATCTCTGCTGCTGAAATTGAAGCAGTAGGTTCTGGATATACTTACGCTTCTGTTCCTGTTGTAACTGGTGTTGCTTCTGGAACCGCTGGAAGCACCGAAGCAATCGGACTCTTCACTGATACAGCACTAACTGTATCTCAAGCAGTTGCAGCAACATCCGCTGCAGCACTAGAAGTGATTCTCCCTCCTCAAGGCGGTCACGGTTCTGACTTCGAGACTGAACTCAACGCAAAGCGTGTCATGACGAACATTCGTCTTACCTTTGTTGAGAATGCAGGAGACTTCCCTGTAGATAACGACTTCCGTCGTATCGGTATTATCAAGGATCCCCTTGAGTACGGTACAACTACCTTCGCTACTGCTGATACCCTATCTGGTCTCAAGGCAGTCAAACTGACTGGAGCAACTGGAAACTTTACTCCAGATGAGATGATCTCCCAGACCGTCGCTGGTGGCACTGCAAAGGGCACTGTAGTCTCTTGGACCCTAGACGCTGGATCTCCAACTCCAACACCTTCTACCCCTGGTAGCGGTGTTCTGAAGTATATCCAGAGTCCAGAGTATCATACAGACGCTAATGGAATCGTAAGAGACTTCGCATCTGATGCTGCTAATGCTATCACTGGTGCTTCTTCTGCTTCTCAAGGAACCGTTGAGGTTGCATTGGCAGATGGAACCCAACTTGTAGGCGCTATCTTCACCGATGGTCTAGCAGATCCCGAGATTGAGAACAACTCTGGAGACCTGATATATATTGAGAACAGAAGACTAATCACTAGAGCTGCTGACCAAATTGAGGACATCAAGTTAGTCATCGAATTCTGATTATAAACAAAAACAAGACGGTAGTTTAATACAATGCCACAGAAGACTAATCTTAAAGCCGCCCCATATTTTGACGACTACGATTCAAGAAACGACTTCTACAAGGTATTATTCAGACCTTCCTATCCTGTCCAAGGGAGGGAGCTGAATACTACCCAGTCGATTCTACAGAATCAGATTGAGAGTTATGGTAAATATGCATTCAAGCAGGGAGACCTTGTTGTCCCTGGTGAGGTTGGTCTAAACAAAAAACTAGACTTTGTAAAACTATCGTCTGTTTCTGAAGTCGCTGTTAACGTTGGCGACGAAATCATTTATCAAAAATATGATATCGACAACCTTGTTGGTCAAAAAATCAACGGGTTGTCTTCTGGCGTCATTGCTCTTGTACAAGCAATTGTAAAAGCAACTGACAATAGTGCAGACACACTTTATGTAAAATATTTAAATGCTGGTGATGGAGGAGATGAAGAAAGGTTCCGTCAAGGAGAAACGCTCGAAGTTGTGGATGGCGTTAATAGCCCTCTTCTCGTTGTTGGCACTGACGGGAGTGTTCTACCTACTAGCGTTGCGGTAACTGACCCAGATACACAAGTTACCACCTTCGTAGAGAGTGGTGCAATGGGATATGCTTCTGCTGTACAGGTAGAAGAAGGTGTATACTTTGTTAATGGATACTTTGTAAGAAATTCTGCAGACCTTATTGTTGTTGATGGATATAGCGATAATCCTTCAGTAAAAGTTGGATTTAAAGTTACAGAAACTCTGGTAACACCAGAGGAAGACCCAACATTATATGACAATGCATTCGGATCCTCAAACTATGCTGCTCCTGGAGCACATCGTCTGAAGATTAGTTTGGGTCTAGTCAGATATTCTTTTGAAGAGACTCCCGATAAGAATTTCATTCAACTTCTTTCTATTAAGAATGGAGTTATTCAGAAGCAGGTAAGACAAGCTGCATACAATACACTTGAGAATACTCTTGCTAGAAGAACCTACGATGAGTCTGGTGATTATGTTGTAGATTCTTTTGATTTTGACATCAGAGAGTTTTACCAGAGAGAAGGCAATCGTGGTGTATATGCACCAGGTGTTAATGGTCTCATCGGTCCCAACGGACTGACTGCAGTTGAAGCAGCAGACAAAATGGTCGCAACCATTGGACCTGGTAAAGCATACGTCCGTGGTTTTGAGATTGTCAACAAAGAAACCAAATACATTGAAGTTGACAAAGCAAGAGATACTCTTTCTAGAGATAATGTAACGATCAAATCTAATGGTCTTGCAGCATTTACTATTACTAATGTATTCAATACCCTCCCTCTGAATGCCGAGGGTGCTGATCTAACTGCATTCCCAACTATTTTCTTGAACTCCACCTATAACGATGGAGTCAGTGGAACAAATGATCTAGAAGACTCTACAAGCTATATTCAGACTATCGAGAGAAGAGGTCTTGGATACAGCAAAGACGATGCTATCAAGACCATCTATGTACAGGCAGCAATCGATCTAGGTCTTATCGATGAGTCAAGTATTGAACCAAATACTCCTGCAGACAAGGCAGACATCAAAACCCTGCATTTTGTCACCTCTAGAACTGCCACTAATGGTGTAGCATCTACTGCTACTGTAAAGGTTCTTTCTTTCGCAAAGATTACTAGACCAGAAGTTGGTGATGTCAATGCACAATATCTACAACTAACTGTTCTGGGTAGAAAAGATTATCTAGATAACTTCTTCCTTGAGTATGATGATAACGTATCTACCAGAAGAAGATTCCTTTATAAGTCTCTAGCAGAAGTTCAGCAAGAAATTAATGATGTTGGGTATATTGTCGATTATGATAATACTATTGTTCCTCTTATTGGTGTAGCAAAACCAAAAGATATCAGTCTTGTTAGCAGACCTGACGGTTTCAATGAAGATACTGATATTGTTATTTCTCGTGGTAAGCTTTCTGACGGAACTCCTACTTACAACGGTAAGTTCAATCTATCTTATTTCAACCCTGTCTTCTTCACACGTCTCCTGGTAGATTCTTCAATCACCAATGGATTTGCGCCTGGTAAGTATATCACAGGCAGCACCAGCGGTGCCTACGGCGTCGTAGAAGGCGCTTCAAATGGTTACCTGTCTCTTGGTAAGAGTCTGTACGTTAAGACGCTCTACGGAACCTTCTTGCCTGGTGAGACAATCACTAGTGAAGAGGGCGATCTCCTCCGTATTGCACAAGAGAATACTATTTCTCACTTTGTTGTTGCAAAACAAGGAACTGGTTATACATCAGGATCCAGAATTTCTATCAACGGCACTCGTTTTGAACTCAAGGACATCAATGTAGGTATCAATGGTGGAACTCTCTATAAAGTAGAAATCCTCAATAGAGATGTTACACAGACAGAATATGCTGCACCTCCAACCATTGACATCGAAGGAACCAGCACAATTGTTGCTAACGTTGTTCCTGTTCTATTCAAGAACACAGTTCTAACTTATACAGCACAGAACGTCAAGTCTCTATATTCGGAGTTTGGATCTTCCAGTAAGTTCTCGGCTGACGTTGAGACTCAAGACACAGCATTCTCCGAAACAAAGACAGTAACTCAATTTACTTTCTCTGGCACCAAAGGATTTAAGTTCCTTGAGTGTAATGGATTTGGTGCAGACGCATCATTGATGCTTGTCCAAGGCGATGTCATTCAGTTCAATGATGACACAGGTAGACTCAACAAGTTCATCGTAGATCATGCAACCGTTCCCAGAGGAACTGATAAATCTAGAGTCTATTTCACTAGCTCTCTCCCAGATTCAGTAACTTCTGCAACTGTTGTTAGATTGCGTCCTGTTATTAAGAATGGAACAACATCTACGCTACTATTCCCAACAGGCAGTAAAGAAGTTGGTAGTCTCGTCAGCTCTACTGAAGACACCAAGATCAGTTACTTCATCAGAAGAGACTTTGTAACTACTGGTAGTGATAATGGTGGTAATATTACTTTCGCTGCACAATTAGACTTTGGTACACAGAGATTTACTCAATTCACGGAAAGAGACTTCCTTATCACAGTTCTTGATAAAGGTGGTTCCGATCTAGTAGAGACTGGTGATGTCATTTATGTTTCTCCAGATTTTGTTAGCATCCTGAATACTACAGATGCTACATCTGGATTGTCTTCAGGTAGTATTACACTTACTTTCCCTGGTAATTACTTTGGCAACAACGTAACGAACTTCCCCAAACTGAAGTTGACCGCTACCATCGAAGTCTCCAAGGGTAGACCAAAACTTAAGACAGCAGTTAGGAACAAGAGAATTGTTATCACCTCTTCTGGTGATCAAGTTCTTCCTTTGCGCGGTCTTGACTACGATAGCGACAGTAGTGAAGTTCTATCTTTCTCCGATGCATTCAAAGTAAGGTACATTTATGAAGGATCAGCATCTGCTCCCCCAACAGTTGATGTCAATGGCAATCTGGTTGTTGGTACAGATCTTACTGACAGATTTACTTTTGATGATGGACAAAGGGATACATTCTATGACGTATCCAGAATCGTACTGAAACCTGGATTTACACCACCTACTGGTCAAGTTGTTGTTGCTTTCGATTACTTCGAGCATTCTCAAGGTGACTTCTGTACCGTTGACTCTTACATCCACGAGGCAGGTGTTGTAGCAGATGAGATTCCTGATTTCAACTCTGCTGTACATGGCAATTTGAGCCTGAAGAATGTTATTGACTTCAGACCCAAGGTAGATTCAACTGCTATCGTTACTGGTTTCCAAGATACTTCATTGCTGTCACAAGCAGAATACATCAACTTTATTGGTGCAGGCGGATCTGTATCCAGCACACCATCTTCTGCTAGATCTCTGCCATATACCATCTCCTTTACTGAATCACAGTATCTGGATAGAATTGATGGCGTCTTCTTGAATAAGAAGGGAGAGTTTATTATTAAGCAAGGCAATGCATCTCTAAACCCAAGTAAGCCAGAGATCATTGAAGATGGCATTCCTCTCTACTACATTTTTGTCCCTGCTTTCACCAAGTCAAGTAAGGATGTAAGAATTACTCCTGTTGACAACCGTCGTTTCACAATGCGTGATATCGGTAAACTGGAGAAGCGTATTGAGCGTCTTGAGTATTACACTACCTTGAGCATTCTTGAGCAACAAGCACTCAACATGCAAGTCAAGGATACTCTAGGCATCGACAAAACCAAGAGTGGTTTCCTTGTAGACAACTTCGAGACACATAGCGTAGGTAATGTCAAGTCTATTGACTACCTGTGCTCAATCGATGCTCAACAGTCCGTCTTAAGACCACAGTCCAAGGAAGATAACTTCAGATTACAAGAAGTCAACAGAAGAGCAGATCAAAGAAGAATTGCTGGATATACAAACTCTAATGGTGTTGTAACTTTACCATTCTCTGATGTCACATATGCAACTAATGAGTTTGCAACCAAGACAGTGAATCCAAACCCATTCGTTGTCATTCAATATGTTGGAGATGCTGCTGTTCATCCTAATGTTGATCAGTGGTATAACGATACTGTTGCTCCTCTGGTTACAGATAACAACACAAATCTGTTCTCTGTATTCCTTGGCAAGCAAGATGTTCGTGTTGCATTCTCTAGCATCTATAACTCCTTTATCATCAACTGGGTTGGCGTAGATAAGTCTTTCTACAACCTCAAGAGTTTTGCCGAAAATAACACAAGAACTGCAGAAGCAACTGTACAGAGTGCAACTGTAGCGACTTCTTCTAACATCAGTCCACAGAACAACGAGATTGCCAAAGGTGTAGGATACAAGACCATCAACGGCACTAACGTAGCAAATTCACTTAAGTTCTTTGCTAGATCTGTTCCCATTAAGTACATTATTAGAAGAATGAAGCCAAGGACACAATTGAGTGTCTTTATGGAAAAGAGAGATATTGGTCGCTGGGTAAACCCTGACTCTAGATTTACTGGAGTTGCAGGAAACTCTTCTACAGTATTCAACGGCAATATCACTACTGATGAGTATGGTAATGCTAGTGGTATTATTCTTGTTCCATCGGGATA